CTGTAAAAACACCACGTGGCTTACACATTATAGATGAAATAGAATTACACAATGCTAATACATTTGAATTAGCAGATGAAATCAAAAGGAGATATCCTAATACTGCTATTAACTGCTATCCAGACCCAAGTGGAGCGAGCCGTCGTACTGCAAGTAACACAACAGACCATAAAATTTTATACAATGCTGGTTTCAATGTGTACAGTAGACGAGCTCATCCGCCTGTTAAGGATAGAATTAATGCAGTAAATAGTGCATTTAGTAGTGGCAAACTAATTATTGATCCTAAATGCAAAAGTTTAATGAATTGTCTTCATAAATTATCTTACCGTGAAGGTACAAACGAACAAGACAAGAACAGTGGGTACGATCACCTCACTGACAGTTTGGGATATTTAACGGAATATCTATATCCCATTAAAAGACAAATAACACCACGGGTAGAACCACAACGCTGGGCCATAAATGCTGGACCTCCGCGTAGATTTGGGTAAATACAAATAAGGAAGCAACAATGCATAATAACAAAGACTTAAAAACTGTACATCCTGAATATTCAGCAAATATACAACGCTGGCGTTTTTATAGCGATAGCTATCAAGGTGGTGCCGCGTATAGATATGGTGAATATTTGAACAAATATCAATTAGAGACCGCTGGAGAATATCAACAGCGTTTAGATGAAGCACCATATGAAAATCACTGCCGTAGAGTAGTTGATACATATTCAAGTTTCATATATGGAGCCACAATTGAAAGAGACTATGGCTCTTTAACAAACAACCCTAACCTAAAACCTTTTTTAGAAGACACTGATTTAGACGGAAGAAATTGGAAACAACTATGGCGTGAAGCCTCAAAATGGGCATCAGTGTATGGTGCAATATGGCTTCTTGTAGATAAAGCAGAATCAAATGCTGGCACAAGAGCAGAAGAATTAGGACAAGGAATTCGCCCTTACGTTTCACTTATTAGTGCTGAGAATGTTTTAGATTGGCACTATGAAAGACAATCAAGTGGTCATATGATGCTAACATACTTAAAAGTTTTAGCAGACAGAAGTGGCGATAAGAAAACATATAAAATTTATTATCCAGATTATACTGAAACAGTAGAAGCATATGATGATGACGAATTTGGTCAAACTATCAGTGTAGTACCTAATGCATTAGGAGAGATTCCAGCCGTTGTACTATACAACAATAGAACTTGGCACAATGGAATTGGTGTTAGTGATATTGCAGATGTTAGTGACTTAAACAGAAGCATCACTTCTGACTACAGTGAGATTGCACAATTAATTAAACTTTCAAATCACCCTACTTTGGTTAAACCTACAAGTGTAGAAGTGCCAAGTGCAGGGGCGGGTAGCATACTTAATATAGATTTAGATACCCCAGGAGATTTGAAACCATACCTGATGACGCCAAGCGGACAGAATATTTCTACACTGCTGGATACAATCAATCGCAAGGTTGAGGCTATTGAAAAGCTGACACACTTAGAATCAGTGACTGGGCAAAAAACAGCACGATCTGGTGTGGCAATGATGATAGAACAAAAAGCGTTAGCAAGTTTATTATCAGATAAAGCGGCAAACTTACAATTAGCAGAGGAGCAAGTATGGCGTCTATTTTGCCTATGGGAAGGCACTGCTTGGGACGGAACTATCACATATCCTGATAGCTTTGACACAAGAGATAGACAGCAAGACTTAATGAATCTTAAGTTAGCAACAGAGATTGGTGTAACAAACGCTGATCTTAAAAAATACATTGAACAATCTATTGCAAGTGCTATTGTAGATGATAGTGAAGACTTAGAACGTATCAATCAATCAATTATAACAAAGGAACATCCAGTAACCACAGCGGAAAACCGTAGTAGTCATATTCAAGAGATGATTATGGAAGGACTAACAGATCAACAAATCTTAGACCTACATTCAGAAATATCTCAAAGTGATATTGATACTGCAAAGCAGGAGTTACTTGATTCAAACGGTGAGTAATGACGCAAACCAGAAACAGAACTTCATACTACTGTGAAGCAGATATGGAGTATTGGCGAGAGCGTAATAAAAATAAAGTAATCTATCCAAAAACTGTACTGATAAAAAGACCAGTGTATCAAAACAGTTTAAGAATAACTCAAATACCCTGGTTATGGAATATAGATAGAAGAGAAACCAGTATAAATTTAAAAGACTGGGAAGAGAATATAGTGCCACAACAATACAGTGGTGCCGCTTTTAAAAGAGGTGATTGGGGCGAGACTGCAATAGATTGGTGCTCCAGTTATGGCTTAACAAGTTGGTATATGGGTCATAGTGTAAAAAGTGTAACAACTGTAGAAACAAATGACCTATTAAGAAAATTAACAAAGCATAACTTGAAAAAGTTAGGAACAGAATTCTATGAACAAAAGTTCTTAGATATAGATTGTGACAAATATACTGTAGTAGATGCTGTAAAGCAAATAGACTGGAGTGTATATGACACAATCAGAATTGGTAGCACATCATATGAAAGAATTTATGACACTATCAAGGATCAATTAAGTGAATGCAAAATAGTTATATACAAACCACAATTAGACTTTATACATAAGATGGAAAAGGATGGTTGGGACTGGATAGTGAATCCTAAAGGAGTTGATTATTTTGCAAAAGACTAAATACAAGTACAAAAAGGATGTAAAATATGACTGATAACACTCAGGTTGAGGCTACTGAAGCCGCTGTAGAAAATACAGAAAATCAGGAACAGTCTGCTAACAACAATGTTTTTACCCAAGAACAGTTAGACAGAATTATTGAAGATCGTTTGGCTAAACAAAAAAGAGCGTTTGAAAAACGATATGATGGGGTTGATGTTTCTCGCTATCAAGAATTAGTTGAACAGCAAGAAGCAAAAAAACTGGAGGACGCCAAGGCACGCGGAGAGTTTGAAAAAATTCTTAAAGATAACGCGACGAAGTACTCAAATACTATTGACCAGCTGAGAGGCGAGTTACATAGTGTAAAAGTAGATGGTGCTGTGTTAAGTGCCGCAAATGAATTAGGTGCCATCAATGCACAACAAGTTAGTGCATTATTGAAAAACCAGATTCGTTTAGGTGATGACGGTAATGTAGAAGTCTTAGATAAAAATGGACAAATACGTTACAATGAAAAAGGTGATTTATATGATGTCAAATCGCTCGTTAGCGAGTTTCTTGATGCTAATAATCACTTTAGAGCCGCTACTCCAGGCGGAACAGGTAGCAAATCAAATTTAGCTCCTAATAAAGAAGAAAAATTTGATTTAGCGAAGCTGGACCTTAATATTCCAGAACATCGTAAAATCTATGCTGATGCTAAATTAAAAGGATTAGTATAGTATAACAAACAACTATGAAGTCAAAGGAGAATTAAAATGGCAGACTCATATATGTCCTTACAGGCTACTCAAGGTGATGCACTTTCAGTACCCGTGAAGGCCGCGGCAGTATACGCCGCACAAGAAAACAGTTTATTCCTAAGTGGTAACCTGTTTCCTATCGTAAACGCACCTAATGGTATTATCCGTGTAGGTGAATTAGCTAAAGTTACAGCAACTCAATTATCAGCAGAAACAACTCCTGATGATATTGATGCTACTAACCCAGGCTTAACTAAAAATGATATCCAAGCAGATCTATTTGTAGCTCGTGCTGTTGTTCGTCAATTAGGTAATATTGACCTTAACGAAATTGGATTTTCTTTGGGGAAAGCGGTACAACAGAAGTTTGATGGTTCCATTTACGAATCATTAGATGCAAGTGCAACTGAATACGACTTTAACACAACAGACACAGGTACAACATTCTCAATGGATGATGTGTTTGACGCTGTCAAAGTAATACGCCAAAATGGGGAGCAAGGCGCACTTTACGGTGTGGTGAATCCCACTATCGCGGCACAACTAATGAAAGATATTGGTTCAACATCTTTCGCTGGTGGTGATTTCCAAACTCAAGCGATGAGAGAAGGCTTTATTGGCCGTATCGCTGGCGTGACTATGTTTAGCTCAGCTATGGCTGGAACTACTCTAACTAATGGTTCAAGTGGTTTTATCTTTGGTGCTGACTCAGGTCGTATCGCTATGCAAAAAGGCATTGACGTTGCCACTGCACCACGTGTAGAGGCAGTTGGAACGGATGTAGTGTGTAACTTACACGCTGGATTTGGTTTCTTAGATGCTGAGAGAGCGGTAAGATTAAGATCTGTAGCATAATCTTAACTATTCTATTAAAAATGTTTGAGGGGATACAATTCCCCTCAAATATAAAAATATAAGGAGGTCCTAAATGGCTTTATTTACAGAAAACGATATAAAAGAGTATTTCCCAGATTTACATAACTATGGAATCCAGGATTTCTCTGATATGATCGCAAAAACAGATGAAGACATCTATAGGCTTCTTAGAATAGAATGGTTTCCATCACTTCAAAGTAGAGGTTCATACGGTACTGCTTGGGAAGACTTTGACACTACAAAGTTAAAGGATTCACAACTTAAAAGAAGTGCTGTATATTATTGCTTACACAAATACATTCTTCCTAAGCTCACACAATGGGCTGTAGAAGGAGATAGTTTTCAGACTCAGATAGGATTTTATAAAAATGCATTTGATGAAGAATTTGAAATAGCAAAAAAAGACCTTTACTATGATTGGGACGGTGACGGTGTATATGAAGATCACGAACACGAGATTCAACCCAAACAAAGGTTAGTTAGATAATGAGTATTAGAAACGATATCACAAACAATATTGTAGAAATACTCAGTGATACTACTGATCCTAAACCTATTTTTGTAACCAGAGATCCTATTGTATTAGAAGATTTATCAAGACAACAATTTCCTGCTGTAGTAGTTACAACAGGCGATGAAGTTAGAAATGAATTTACACTACAAGGAGCAAATGGACAACGCCAAAGTGTGCTGAATGTAATATGTCAATGTTATGTAACAGGCTCACAAATAGACGTGCAACGCAATGATATCTGTGAAAGAGTTGAAGAGGCTTTAGAAGCAGATAGAGGCAGAGACGGTAAAGCGTTAGATACAAAATTAGTGAATGTGGCAGTAGATTATGAAATTGACAAGCGTTTTGGTTTGATTACTCTTACTTTTGAAATTCACTACATCTATACAAGAGGAGCGGCTTAAGATGGCAACAATCACAAACAAAGCAAAAACTAAAACTTTTCAGTGTGACCACTGGTCTCCTGAGAAGCTACAATCACATCTGGATTATGGCTGGACCATCAATGAAGAAGGTACAACTACTTCAAAGAAAGCCAGCTCTAAAAAAGATGTAAAAGAAACTTATGAAGAAACAGTTGAACAAATTGTTTCTGAACAAGTAGAATCGCAAATAGAGGAGGATATCTAAAATGGCGGCAATTCGTGGAAACAGCGGAGTTATCAACATCAATCCAGGCGGATCTGGTGATGTAGCTTTAGCTAACATTACAAGTTATACCTTAGACACTACTCAAGATACAGCAGAAACTTCTGCTATGGGATCTACACGCAGAACATTTATTAAAACTATGCATAGTTTTAGTGGTTCAGCTGATTTCATCGTAGAAGACGGCGCATCTACAGTACAGTTTGAAGCAATCAGTTCTTTAGACTTTGATACAGACACTGATCAAGTGGCAGTATTCACTTTCTTACCTGAAGGCACAGGCGGTACAAGTATGTCTGGTACAGCAATTATCACAGGGATGAGTATTACATCATCTTTTGATGGTGCTGTAACTGGTTCTTTAACTTTCCAAGGTACTGGTCAATTAACTATGACAGGTGTATAATACTGTGAGTATTTTACGCTTTTCTTTAGTTGGCATACCTTTAAAGAAAACTTTGACTAAACTGAGGGACAAACAAGCCCTCAGTTTAGCGAATAAGTTAAAAGATGATTTGGTCTTTTTCACACCTAAAGACACAGGTAGAGCAAAAAGAGGTTGGGAGAAGCCAAAGAAAACAAGAACTGGATATACAATCCAGAATAAAGTCCCTTACATAGGAGTTTTAGATAAAGGAAGACACTATGATGCAGGACAAATGAGAGGGTCTAAACAAGCACCTAAGGGTATGACAAGACCTGCTCTAAGAAAAAACAAATTAAAATAAAAGTAGATAACTACTATATATGAAGCACAAAAAGAAAAAGGAAAACACAATGAGTGAAGAAGCAAAATATCCTAACCCAGTTATTCGTAACGCGGTTAAACATTTCAAAGAACGTAGTGAAGCAACTATGAAAAGTTTTGAAGTACCTGAATGGGATACAACTATTTGGTATAGAGAAACAAACAGTTTCCAAGATCAATCAAAAGTTATGCAATTACATCAAAGCGGTAAAGTTGTAGAAGCGTTAGTTGAAACAATTATTACAAAAGCTCGTAAGCAAGATGGCAGTAAAATGTTTAATCCTGCTGAAAGAATTTTTCTGCTAAATGAAGCAGATCCAGAAGTTTTGGTTAAAGTTGCAACTGAGCTTAATCGCTCAGCGGTTGATAGTTACGACATTGGCGAAACTGCAAAAAACTAAGAAACGATCCTGATCTGTTAGTTCTGTGCAGACTGGGTCGTGAATTAAACAAAACACTTGAAGAAGTGAGTCAAATGACAACAGCAGAAGTTTATATTTGGCTTGCATACTTTAAGATAGAAGCAGAGGAGCAGAAGAAGGCATATGACCGCACAAACCGTAAAACTTAATTTAGATACTACGCAATTTGATCGTGGTATGGCGAGAGTCCAAGGTAGCTTTGGAGGACTTACTAAAATTATCGCAGGAGCGGCGGCGGCTCTTGGTGCAGTTTCAGTAGGTAAAGGATTTTTAAATACAGCAAGAGAATTTGAAAATTTAGGTGTACAACTTAAATTCTTAACAGGCTCAGCTCAAGAAGGTGCCAAGGCTTTAGAAATTGTAGATAAAGCGGCGGCTTCAAGTTCTTTCAGCCTAAACGATATGGCACAAGCCGCACCTTTACTTCTTACAGTAGCAGATAGCACAGAGCAACTTAATGAATTATTATCAATGACAGGCGACTTGGCGGCTGTTAGTGGTTTAAGTTTTGTAGAAGCGGCTGGACAATTACAAAGAGCGTTTGCAGGCGGTATTGGAGCCGCGGACCTATTCAGAGAAAAAGGTCTTAAGGCTATGCTTGGCTTCCAAGAAGGAGTACAATACTCAGCTCAAGAAACTAAAGAAATTATCCTAACACAATTTAGAGATCAAACTACAAGTATTGTAGGTGCAAGTGCTGAAATGGCTAAAACCTTTGATGGTGTTATGTCAATGATGGGCGACAAATACAATAGATTCCAAAGAATTGTAATGAACTCAGCTGTTTTTGACAATATAAAAGCCGCGGCTATGTTAATGGAACAATCCATAGAAAAGAATTTTGGATCACTTGAAGAAGCGGGTAGAAAATTTGGTAATAGTTTAGTTGATGCTACAAAACAATTAATTATGGGTACTGCAAGTATAATGGATGCAATGACACCAGTATTTGAATTTATAAAAAGAGGTGTAAATGGTGTTATTAGATTTGCAAATCAACTGCCACCTGAAGCACAAATACTTGGACTTATTGGATTTATTTTAGTAGGTAGAGGTGTTAAATTAATACTAATTGCAGTAGCGGCATTGTTTGATGAAATCAAAGCGGCTATGGACAAAGTAGTTAAGTTTTTT